TAAAGTATAATTAGAACCAATACTCAATACTTTGTATCTGGTAGAAGTATTATAGATCCATGAATTTGCAAAAATTTGTTTTTGTGTTTTGCTTTGAGGATTTTCAATCAAATCTCCAAGATTTTTTATAGTAATAACATCACCTTCAGAGATATTAGTATCTTCTGATGATGGAACAAGATTTGATAGAACACCAAGAATTCTAAATTCTACTTTTTTGGTAGTATCGCCATTTTCATATCCAAAATAAGTATCATTATTTCTAACTAACGAGTTTTTTGCAATTATTTCTTCTATTCCACTACAACCTAAGAACTGGTTTAAGGATTTGTTGGTATATGTGACTGTATTGTTTCCGCAAATTAATGTTCCACTTTCTGGAAATCCAATTGTAGAATCTACAGTAACTACTGTGGATGATATTGAAGACGTGGATGTTGTCTTTGTACTAGGAGTTATCGTAAAATTTCCTAAAATGGTTGGATACTCCTCGTTACCAACAAACAAAGATAATTTATAATATTGTTTATTATTTCTATTAAATGCCTCTACGGATGAAACAGAAGCATTTGTTGAAGAATCTGTAGTTTTTATAATTGTTTGTCCAACCAAATTTTTTGGGTTGGTTCCCGTTATAACTTCTACAAGGATAATTTCATTCTTTACATACTCTGCCGAAGATGGTTTAATTAGATATTCTTCTAGATTTATAATCTTTGGTGTTTCGCCATAAAGAACGTTAAATAAAATTCTAAATGATTCGTCAGTTCCTTTTGCTTTATAGAAAGAGTTTGCATTGCTTAAAAAGTTGCTAACATCTAACTCTGACGTGAATTCAGTTTTTTCCAGTCCTGGAGCAATAGTATATTTTAACTTTTGATAAAATTCTTTTAAGAAAAGAGAACTGAGATTTTGTACACTATCACCAGAAGAATGATTTGCTGCAGATGAGGTTGAAAATGTAAGTTCTTCCTGGTTTAGATCCTGATGGTAATTGGTAATACCACTAAATCCGCGAATACATCCAGTAAAAGTACTTCCAGATATTCCAGTATAAGTGATAATTTCATCACCAATTTTTAAAAGACCATATTTACTCGGAAAACCTTTAATACTAGAAACAGCAATGCTAGTATCATCAGAAGTAATATCAGAAGACAAAGTAGTGCTATCAACAACTACTTCTGGAGTAAGATTATCTAATTTTAAATATTGATCAAGATTTTCGGCAATGTCTATCGGACCACCTTGATATTCTTGAGATATGTAATATTGCTTTAAGAACTCGGAGGCATTTGGATTTTCATCCAATATAAAACTTGGAAGTTGACTCTCAACAATCTGCTGAACCTTAACTCTAGATTCAAAACCAGTCTGTATCATATTAGTTTCTTGCTAATTTCCCGTTTGAGTAACTTGATGTATAGTAATCTCTAGTAAACACATTTCCTGTTATTTCATCACCAGAAGCGATTACATCTCTTACCATATTTATTGTACTTTTTGAAACATCAAAAGACAAATATAAGTCTTTCAGTCCAATAACGTCATTAGATTCTGGGAATGCTTGTATTTCAATAATTCCATTTGGTTTTGTTGTAGAAGTTATATTGATTGGGCCCAGTATAATTTCACCCTTCACATAATCAACTGTTCCTGCGTCTTTAACAACAACAGTCCTATTACCATTACTATCAATCTTGACTACTGAAATAATTCCAGTTTTTGCAGAAACACCGACAGGTCTGTTGAGGAAAACATTTCCTGCAGAAGTAACATTTGTTATAGTATTTCCATTTGAAGAAATTGTGGGAGTATCTGTAAGATATACTGTGGATGATTCTCCCGAAATTTTAAATCCTGTGGATTTGATATTAAGTCCAGCAGGATTAACATGGAATTGATTTCCAAAACACAATTCGTATTGTGCGAATTGATTTAAAGATGTTTTAAGATCTCTTCTAATTCTAACCTTAGTGATATTAGAAGTAATTGCCGTATCAGTCGTATCAATTACACTGAGAACTTTACTATATTTAAATCTTCCACCAAACTTATTAAAATCCAACGACTCGGAATACTTAGTCAAACTATTCAGTACATTACTCTTAAGAGAGTCTACACTAGAAACTTGAGAATAGTTGTAGTAAATTGAAGAGTCTATTTCCACATAAAGAACCTTAAGGTCTACAATTTTTGGATTAATTCCAGAAACCGTATATTGTTTTAATTGACTTAAAATTCTTGATTTATTGAAGTCAGAAACATAACTTCCATTTTTTGGTTTAATGCTCAAAATAACATTTCCATATTCTGGTGGATCTAATTCTTCTCCACCAACAACGGCAACAGATTCTGTTTCTGGATATATTGTTTTTATAATAGCTTCATAGTCTCTAGAAGTGACTGCCCTGTTTTGTGCCGAATATACTCTTGGAGCATAATATTTAATAGAATCAATAGGTTCTATACTTGAACCATTTTGAGATGATTGATTTGTTGTTATCGTAATCGTCCCAGGATCAATTATTTGATTATTGGCAGTAATGATGCTTCCAGAGAAAGTGAAAACACTGGCACCATTTCCATCTTCACCATCAGTAATGATATAATTTGTCGTAATAACAGTTCCATCTGATCCAACGGCATCACCAAGTTTTTTGCCAATAATCCCATCACCAAATTTTATCTCATACTTTTCATCTTGCACTTCTTGTAGAATATAGATTCTAGATTTTGAAGTCGTATCTAAAATATTGTTAATTGCCGCATATTCAATTCCCAATCCACTATCATTTGTTCTTTTTACATAAACAGATAGGGTTGAAGTATCAATAAAGGAATTATTTAAAATAAATCTTTGATCTAAAGAACCATCATATGTAAATTGCTTTGTGAGATAGGTTCCTTGATAAACTGATATTTGGTCAAATGTTGCAACACCATCAATAACAGTTGCAGTTACATCTTCTGGAATTGAGAATGTATATGATGTGTCATTTGCCGTTCCTACGCACACCAGACCTCTTCTAAGGGTCAGTGTAGGTGTGTTCTCACTAGTCGATACCGTGAAGGAAATGGTCGCTCTTGCTGCCGTTCTGGAGCGGGGCACATAACCAATATTTCTTGCGAGTGATACTACGTTTTCACGAAGAGTTGCAGAATCTAAGAAAGACTCATTCACAATCATATTACTGTTAAATGCAGTAATATATGTGTTGTATGCCAGTGTATCAATTAAGACAGAAAAATTTGATCCCTCAAAATCAAAGTCGCTAAATGTTGAATTAGCGCGGAGATAATCTTTTATTGAGGTTTTTATCTGGTCAAAATCTAAATTCGTGAATTTTGTAAAGGGCATCTTATCTTGCTGCCTCTAATAGGAACGTATACTCTTGTGTCGGAAACTCCTGACCAATAATATCAAAGATGACTGTAACATCAAATGTATTTTCATCTGGTTGTGGATTCACTTCAACAAGAACATTATTTACTCTTGGTTCAAAATTTTCTATCGCAACCAAAATTTGTTCTTGAATTACTGAGGCAGTACCAAAATCAACAAATTCAAACAAACTATCTCTTACATCAGAACCTAACAATGAGTTAAAAAATCTTTCTGTAGGAATAGTTTCAACAATATTTCTTACGGATCTACGAATCGCATTCTCATTTTTTAATATTTGAAGATCCTTTGTCACTGGATGTGGAACAAAGGATAAACTGATGTCTTTAAATGATCTGGATACCCTTTGTTCTGCCATTAGACTAGAGTTTTCTTGATTTTATTTATATTTACTCATGCCACCTTTCAACAAAATCATCAAATCCATGAGCACCACCACATGGACGCTCTAAACGATCGTCTGGAATTGGATAAAGTTCTTCTTTTTGAGTGGATTTTCTCTGTTTTGATGCCATTCGAAGATATTTTTCACTTTCCACTTCAGTAATAAGGGTCATTCCTTGTTCTATGAACAATTCTCCCTTGTCAACCTGGTGATAATTTCCCATTTTTAGCTCCTGTTTCGTTAAAAACAGAACTTTTAGAGGGGTTGCTATCCCTTATGACTATTTATTTTCCTCTTCTTCACGCTCTTTGGCAGTTTTCCAGTGATATTCGTCCTCGCGTCCCATTCCAAGACGCTCATAACCGTTCTCAACTTGATAATATTGAGTCGAAACTTTAAAATCGGGCATTTTTGGTTCAATAGGAGTCAAACTATTGTCAAAAATACGCAATCGATTGTTTGGATACAGTGCAAATTGCCCATTATTCAGTTCAATGAGGTTATGTGACTTGTGTTCGGCAGGATTTTCACTCGTTGCCCAGTCTACCATGTCTGGATCACGGTGATAATTGTCAATTGTACACACATAAGTGCCTTTTTGAATACCAAAGTCGCGTGTATAACACTCAAAGTCCATACTACCGATGAATTTTTTGTCAATACTCACCACACCATAGTCCATACAGTTCCAAAACTGTAGATTTGGTAGGTTCATATCTGGATCAGGTGTTTTTGGCGACGATACAAACGCGCTGATGGGTAATTTATCATACATTGCCGCATATTCTGGCAAATAAGTCTCAAAATAAAAAGCACGCCCAGGAATCGACTTTGCCGAAACCCAGACGCCCTTAACAAATTCACCGTGCCCACTCTGATGGTCTGTAAGATATTCTTTACGAACCCATACTTCAATAGATGGTAGATTGGTGATAAGACAACTCATCCTTTACCTTGTCCGCGATACTTCTTTTTTGCTTTATTACGAGAAGACGCAGCGATCTTCGTATTCACACTACATCCTTGACGAGTTTTCTTCGGTGCGCCTTCCACATAACCGCCACCTTTACGCATAGCCATAATCAATACCTCTTAGTAATTTTGGTTTCAAGATCTTCAGGTCTTGGAGAACCCGTCTGATAATACTCTATCGACAGGTCCTCCATCATATCGAAATATTCTAACTGTGTCAAGTTTTTGTAAATCATACGTCCATTATGTAAAATACTGTATGATTCGTCAGTCATATCAGATCACTCTTGTCTTTTCGTGACCAACTCTGATACGAGGATCGCACCAAATTTCAAAACCTGCTGCGATTGCATCGAGACAGAATGATACATCCTCTCCACACATATCCTGAACTTGTCCAGATTCAAAGACTTGCATCTTTGGAGCAAACCATGGATACTTCATTTCTGGATGTTCAAAGACACCGTGCTTAATCATCAACCATCCAAAACCAGCATAATCGACGGTAAAAGGTTTACGACGCTTCTGAATGGTCTCCAGAGTTTCGTGATTCATAACACCACCATTGTTACGGAAATCATCCTCTTCCATCCAGTGTGCCACAGAGGTCGTTCGCCCGTCTTCCGTACAATACCAACCACTTGCAATGTCTTTGTCCATCAGAACTAACTGATAAAACTTTTCAGTATTAAACATAATATCACTATCAATCCATAATTGATAATCATATTGCAACTTTCCGTCCCAGGGAATTTGATCGGGTCCTCGCAGTACATTCGCTCCTAGACATTTGCATCTTGCAAAATTCACCATTGATGAATAGTCCTGCGAGATCTGAATGCTTGCTCCCGCTTGTACAAGGTCAAAACACAGTTGTACAAAGTTTTTCAGATATGCATATGAGACACCTCTGCCAGGAAGACAGAAGACTACCGATTTGCCACGGATCATTTCGCGTGCTTTATCGTAGTCCCATTCTTGCACAGATTCTGTAGGCATGGGTGCCTTTGCTTTTACGGTAAATCCTTTAGCCATAATAGAGTGTAATTACATCATTAATCATACAGTACTATCTATGAGAGGTCAACACCTGTGGTATTGTGCATCAATCCCCCTCTTTTATTTCGGTTATCACGATACAGTCTCCCTCAACCTCCATGTTCACCTGTGTGCCCTCGTACCATCCAAAATCATTCAGTACCCACTCAGGAATATTAATATAATACTCCCCAGTTATAGGATCAACCTCTACAGTCGTAAAATTTTCCTCCGGATTTTTTTGCATCTCTGTGTTTTCGTCCATTGATTTTATATATGTGGTTGAAGAATTTAGAGGTCGATCGTAACACTTTATAGATTGGAGGGACCCATGGGTTTTATATACACGGCGCCGCCCCCGCCCCGGTCGGGGGGTCGGGGTACTGCCACTGGTCACGAACGCATGAGGATCAGACGCGACGGGAGGCGGAGCGGGTTGCGCTCTTGCCCATCTGCTCACTGCCGCGAACTGCCCGGGCGCTTTCACGGAGACTGCGGTAGGTCGGTTGGGCAAAGGACTTGCCTGCAGCGACGCGGGTGAGAATCAGATCACGGCGACGGGGGGCAACAGAAGGAAGGCGGGTGACCTTGAATTGACCAGCGGCGATGGCAGCGTTCAGTTCGGCGGTTTTCATGGGTTCGGTCGGTTGCTTGAGTATTGTAGCACGGATCAGGCGACGGCAAGGCGGCGGACCTGCCGCTCAATCTGCCTCAGGGCATTGCCGTCTGATGGGGTGCTGCTGGTGGTGATGGTCTGTCCTGCTTCGTTGCGCCAGATGAGGTGCTTGGATTGCCGATGGATGGAGAACCCATGGCGGGACATAATCAGGCGGAGTTCCTTTCGTGGGGACATGGCGTCCGTTGCGTTGACCCCCATATCCTACAGCATCGGGCGGCAGGATCGGGGGTCAGTCACAAAACTTCAGAAAGCGATCGGGTCGGCAGTCGGAGCAGAGATGGCAGCATAGTGGGCGGCGCACTCTTCAATGCCCTGAGTTTCCAGATCGGTGGCGATGCTGTCCAGGATGGTCAGCAGTTGGTCGCCAGTGGCGGCGCGATTGAGCAGGGAGAGGGAAAGGTCGCGGGTCATGCTAGGATAGCGGGTTGATAGGGTGGCAGTCTTTAGGGCGCTGCCGTTCCCATCGGATCAGAGGTCTGCCATCATGTCGTTGATTTCGATGCCGTCGATCTTAGGGTCATCCCAGCGGCAACCGTCGGGAGTTTGTTCGCTGCCCCATCCGCGAAGCATCATCACCAGGTCCTGATACGTGCGGCACTCTTTAGCGGTTTCGTACAGACCTTCAGAATTCTGAATCCACAGGGCGACGTTCCAGGTCTCCCAGTTTGCCCATCCGTTGAAGGTGGTGTCGGTGGCAGTGGTCATCGGTGTCGTTTGAACTGAAGTCATCATAGGGTGGAGAAGCGTCCCATCGGTTGGGCGGTGGACAGTTGCTGAATTGCCATCTGCTCCATGATGGGTCGCCAGTTCAGACGCTTAGGGGCATCCTGCTGCAGGCAGTGACGGTTCACCCATCCGCCTTTGCTAGTCTTGCCAGAATACCAGAGCAGACCCAGGATGGCGCGAC